GAAAGGTAAGGAGCGTTCCGAAGTTCCATAAGATACGCATTGTATCTCATGGGCGTGGGGTGCTTTCCTAGGTTATCAGGCACGTGCAACGGCAACCATAAGTTCAACGGTTGTCGAAGCTCGCGCCATCGGGAGATCAGCTCAGGTAAGGGCTTCTTAACTGGAAGTGCAGATTTCCATCTGCTTAAGAAGCCTCTCCGAACTTTTCCAATGGCCTTAGCGATGGCGAAGAGGGACGGGTATCTGTTACTGTCAGGATCGGGCCCGAGCATGAGCTCGAGTTCGCGACTCTGACGTTGTATAACGGATTCCCTGATCTCTTCCGGATCCCCGAAGGGGAACCAATCGCGTGGACCAAGGTCTGGATCAGTTCGGACTTCGCCGGCTGCTAACCAACCATCGGCCGCCTCTGAAGCGTATTGACGCCAAGCGGTCGGACGGTTGTTTAACCAAACTCTTTCGTACGCCGAAGGATCAGAATGATTCCCGACACCGTACAATTGAGAAGCCAGCGACTTACGATGAGTTGCCGGAGCAGTTACCTTGTCGGTGGTAGGGCACAAGCCCGCGCCGCCAAGGTACCGTGGAAGGAAAGGAGGTATGCCTACCGCTATGAACCGATTTGGCAAATCGGGACGTAGTGTGCGGGCAACCGCGGAGACGGTCTTCCTGGGGTAGACGTCAGCATACGCTGACTCTGCTACTCCGGCGGCCCACCAGTCAGGTGCGTTAGCATCCCTGCCTGATGGGTCGGTTGCGCCGACCAAGCCTCTTAAAGGCATGGTCGGCACAACGAAGACCGTCGTCCACGTGTGCACCGTAATTGCATTCGTTAGAATGTTCTTACGGCGCCTCTCCTTTCCTGTTCCACGGCGGATGACCTTATAAATCGGTAATGGACCGTCTATAAGCGTCTTCCGCCTGCCCCGGAATTCCCAGATAACTTCTAGGAAAACGCCCCTGTCAGGAGCTCTGAAGTGCTTCCCGGCCGAGAACTGCGCGCCTGAAGCGAGTAACCTTGCTTCGTACGCGTCAAGTCCGGCGGGAAGGGAGACACCAATCAAGTCGTCGCCGCAAATACGGGCACGACTGATTGGTACTCCAGAAAGCTCTCCGGGACCACGCGGAATGGCGTCGGTGCACATAGCTGCATCCCAACACCATCCGTGGTAGAGATTCAATAACGACCACGTTGCAGGGAGACCCATTAATATCCCCCTCGTCGTTGTCTTTGTCTCTCCATCAGGCCAAGTCAATTCCTGGGGTCCGGATCCCATCCGTAACCCCTGGATTTCGACCGGTAGGAGCCGCCCAGAATCTTCCAGACCATCGATAATGGCTTCTGTCATATCGAATGGAATGAGATCTGTGGCGGCCCGCATATCGGAAGATATGACTTGGCCCGTAGTCCCTTCAAGCTCTCTCACTACAGCCTGGGGATTGCCTTCGATCGTCGTTTTGAGCATTGGCCACTTTCGTAGACCAATGGCAAGACGGCGCCGGGCGAGGTGCCCAAGAACCAGTGGTACGGTCTGCATTGCTGCAACCACTCGAATCTTGTGACCTCGTTCCGGAACTGCCACCACTCGTCCCTTAGGAGGACCGGATGGCACGTTATCGAGGGCAGCGCCGATGAGCCGGATTTCGGAAACGACTTGGTTCCACGCAGAGTGCGTGACCGTGTCGGGTAACTCGAGATCCAGTTCATCGGCGCCTCCCAGGAGCTCATTCAGGCTAGCGGAAAATCCCCCATCGCCCCTTGATTTATCGTACGTCGCACTATTACCGGAGGGTAAAGTCGATGTCTGCGAGATCAAGGGGTGTTTCGGAAGGTATTTTCGCGCCCAGGCGGCGGCCCAGCGCCTTGCAGAAGCAAGGTCGCTGGGCCGGCAGGAGAATGACGAAGTAAGATCAGCCTTATGCTGTTCCAGACTTCGCTTCTCTTGCCGGGAGGAGCCGGTTGGTAAAGCTCTTCCAATAAAGGAAAGCTTTATCCAAACCGACTCCTTCCGCCGCCAGGTCTCCGGCGCAGAGGACCAGAAGTGGTGCGTGGGTTTGTCGTGACAAATCCACGCACGGCGACAGTCCGAAGAGAATTTCTTCAATTCGGCTATCGCAACTTCTATCCCCTGCGTCGCGCTAACCCGAATGAGCCAGCTCCTGACGTGACAGTGCCACACTGTCACCGCCTTCGGAACGCTCCCGTGATGCAATGGAAGCTCAGTTGCCGCTGCAACGCCCGCTGACCACGCCCCAATTAACGTGGTCAGGCGGGAGCTGACAAGACGGAACTTCGCCTTCACTGCACCACGCCTTTCTAACCCCAAAGTCTTTGGCCCCTCGACAAACTCGAGTGCAACCAAAGCCGGTGGGGTCGCCTTTTCCGGCGAGCCATCCTCTTCACAGATGGATGGTTCGTCGGGGGAGCCGACCTCATCGCAACCCATTCTAGTGGCATCGCTAGAGCGTCCAGATAGCCAGGCGGTACGGATGCGATTCATTTCGCGTCTGTACTCGTCTACTATCTGGTAAACGCTGCGAGCACTAGATACTGTGTCG